ACATTTAGGTAAATCTATAAAGAATGATATGTGGATTACAGAAGACGAAGATGAAAGTACTCCAGATGTCTTACCTGAACTTCCAGGTTTTCATGTACTCGTAAGACCTGTCTCAATAAAAGAAAAAACTAAAGGTGGTATATTACTACCAAATTCAACCAAAGACGATATGTCGTATTTAACAACTATAGGTCAAGTTATTAAAATAGGTGATCTTGCTTATAATGATAATGAAAAATTTCCTAAAGGACCTTGGTGTCAATTAGGTGATTATATTTGTTATGCTAAACATGCTGGTCAAAAGATACAATATAAAAATGTTAAAATGATTTTATTGTATGATGATCAAGTTATAATGAAAGTACAAGATCCAAAGTTTTTAGATCCTACTTTTAATTTGACTAAATATAGTAGTTAAGTTGCACTATAAAATTTTTTAGTGTATAATATATAGTATAAGATACGTAAGTCGTATGTCTCGTAAACAACGAAAGGTAATACAATGGCAAAAGAACAAGAAGAATGGAGTGAAGTAGAAGTTAAAGCTCCAGAAGAACCAAAAGTAGAATATGAAGTAGAAGGCGAAGAAGATGAAAAAGTTGAAGCTAATTCGCCTGTTGAATCAAAAGAGGAAGTTAAACAAGAGGAACCTCCAAAAGAAGAAGTACCTAAAGAGCTTGAAGGTGTAGAAACTAAAGGAGCACAAAAAAGAATAAGACAATTAGTTAAGCAACGTAAAGAAAGAGATGAACAACTTGCTCAACTAATACAACAAAATGAACAACTTACTAATAGATTAAATAATACAGAACATCAATTTAATACTGTTAATAAATTAAGTTTAGATGCAAGTGAAAAACAAATAAATGATAAGTTAGAACTTGCAAGAGGTGCATATAAAGCTGCACATGAAGAAGGTGATTCAGCTAAAATATTACAAGCTCAAGAGTTTTTGAATGAAGCACAAAATGATTTAAAATCTTTAAGTGCAACAAAACAACAATTTGAACAACAACCTGTACAACAACAACAACAACCTGTACAGCAACCACAATATCAGCCACCTATGCCTACACCAGATCCAAAGGCAGAACAATGGGCAGCTAATAATGAATGGTTTGGTCAAGATCAAATTATGACTGTTTCAGCTTTAGCTATAGATGGACAGTTAAAAGAAGAAGGTTTTAGTCCTACAGATGCAGAATATTATACTGAAATAGATCGTAGGTTAAAAGAAACATTTCCTCATAAGTTTGCAGCAGAAGCTGCTCCAGTTGAGGAAGTTCGCCAGCAGGTAGAAGCGTCAAAACCTGCTCAAGTGGTTGCTGGAGCATCTCGCAGCTCTCCAGGTTCCAGTAAAAAGGTTAAGCTGTCAAAAGAAGATATTAGACTAGCTAACAAATGGGATATACCACTTGAACAGTATGCTCTTGAAAAACAAAAGTCTGAACAGGCTGATGGAGAGTATACAACAATTAATATGCAGCGTGGAGGAAGAAAATAATGACACGAATTAATAATACACGTAGTTCTGATTTAAGAGAAAACAAAGCTAGAGAAGAAGTTGAATACACATTTGAAGAGCAAGATGTTCTTCATATTCCTGAAGCAGTAACACAACGTTTCGCCAACGAAGGTATGACACTTGGGTGGGTAAGAATGACACTTAAAGGTGAAGATGACGTAAAACATTTAGGCAAGAAACTGCAAGAAGGATGGGTATTTGTTGACTTAGCTGAAGTTCCTGAAATGAGTGCAACCTCTTTCGTGAGAGAGGAAGGTAGATACGCAGGGGTAGTCTGTCGTGCTGACGTAGGATTAGCAAAAATCCCAACTGGTAGATACGAAGCTAGAAGTAAGTTTTACAGAGATAAAAGTAAAGCCATGAACGAAGCTATTGAAGCTCAACTTATGGGTTCTAATAATTCTCGTATGCCTATTTCTAATAACAGTAAATCAAAAGTGGTAACAGGAAGACAACCTAACTTTCAGGATTAATCCTTTTATTGCTTATTATTAATTAATAAAGGAGAAAGAATATGGCTTCAGTTGATAGTCCTAGAGGACTGGTACTGGCAAGAAAAAATGGCTCAGGTTCTAACTCTACTGGTGTTACTATGATTCCTGTTGGGGATAACATAAGCCCAATAGTTCCTTCAGCAGCATTGCCTACAAGCATGTTCACAGGAGATCCTATAGCAATTTATAGTTCAGGCACAATTATACCTACAGGTGCTAATACAACTATAAAAACTGCAGGAGTTTTCCAAGGATGCAGCTATGTAGACAGTAATGGTGATCAACAATTCAGTAGACATTGGACAGGTGGTTCAACAGCAACAGACATTCAATTACATGTTTGTACTGATCCAGCTCAAACATACTTTATACAAGCAGATGGTGCTGTAACAGCAGCAGCAGGCTTTGGTGCAGGTACTTACAATGGTGTATGGACTGCAGGAGCAGGTTCAACAAAAACAGGTAATAGTGGCTATGAGTTAGACGCATCTGGACCTGTGCTAACAGATGTTAATATGAGAGTAATACGTAGAGCTCCATGGGATACAGCAACAAGTTCATCAGCAGGTGAAACTGACGATTATCCATGGTATGAAGTACGTATCAATAATCATATTGATAATTATACAACAGCAACTATTTCAACAGCTTAATAGGAAAGGAATAATTAAATGGCTATTAATAGAGCAAGTATTGCCAAAGAGCTACTTCCTGGACTAAACGCAGTTTTTGGAATAGAATATGGCAGCGTAGATGAAGAACACAAACCATTATACGAAATAGAAAACTCAGATAGAGCTTTTGAAGAAGAAGTACTCTTCACAGGCTTTGGTGCTGCACCTGTTAAAGGTGAGGGTGCTGCTGTAGTTTATGATGATGCATCAGAAAGTTATACTTCAAGGTATACTAACGAAACTGTAGCATTAGCATTCGCAGTAACTGAAGAAGCTATGGAAGATAATTTATATGATACTTTTGCAAAACTAAGAGCAAAAGGATTAGCAAGAGCTATGGGAAGTACAAAACAGCAAAAAGCTGCTGACTTGTACAACAATGGCTTCGCAACAAATCAAGGTGATGGTGTACCAATGTTTAGTGCAGCACACCCAGTTGTAGGCTCTGGAACAGTAACTAACATTACTACTGCAGCAGCTATAGCTGAAGGTACTATTGAAGCAGCAATCATTCAGATACAAAAAACTACTGATGATCGTGGCATCCTTATAGGTGCTTCAGGTGTTTCATTACACGTACCAACAGATCTAATGTTTACAGCAGATGTACTTCTAAACACACCAGGCACTACTGCAGGTGTATTAGGAACTGCAAATCACTTTGCAAACAATGACATCAATGCTATAAGACATCTAGGTGTTTTACCTGATGGATTCTATGTGAACAGAAGATTTACAGATGTAAATGCATGGTTCATTAAAACAGACGTACCAAATGGTACTAAAATGTTTAATAGAACTCCATTACAAACTAAAATGGAACCAGATTTCGATACTGGCAACTTACGATTCAAAGCACGTGAAAGATATTCTTTTGGTGTTTCTGACTGGAGAAGTTGGTTTGGAAATCAAGGAGCCTAATTATAAATATTGGAGGAGAGTAGAAATATTCTCCTCCTCTATAATATAAGGAAAGATATATGTCTACAAATATTACCACAGCTTATAAATCAGGAGATGGTATTATACTACAACCAACTGTTGTAAGTACAACAAATAATGCAGGAACATCTATTGCAGTTACATTACCTAGAGTTACACGTATTTTAGCTATTCATGCTTTTACTACAGTAACTGGTCTCTTTGATATAGGTGATAAAGATGGAAGTAAAATACAATTCCAAGTTGGTGCAAGTGGAACAGCAGATATTTACATGGGAGAAACTGGTATTAAGTGTGAAGGTACAGTAAGTGTTGCTACTCCTCAAGCAGGTAGTGTAACTTTAATTTTAGGATAAATAAATGCCTAACTATTCTTATTTAAAAGATGATATTGTAAATACAATAGAGAATGATTCAAATGAGTTTGCTACTCAAATTCCTTTTTTTGTACAGAAAGCTGAAGATCGTTTAATAAAAGAATTAGATGATGTAGCTTTAGATACATATTCTTCTGTTACTTTTACAGCAAACAATCCAGTAGTAAGTTTACCTGATGGTGCATTAGTTGTACGTAATGTAAACTTTACAACAAGTGCAACTGTACTTGGTGAACCAACTGGTATTATACCTTTATTACAAAGAACATATGAATATGCAATAGACTATTGGAATAAACCTACATCTGTAGGAACTCCACGATATTATGCACGTAAAACAAATACACAAATTTACGTAGTACCTACACCTACTTCTACATTAGCAGGTGAAATACAATATACAAAACAACCTTTAGGTTTAGCTAGTGCTACAGATACAAGTGCTACAACTTCTAATTACTTTAGTGAAAATTGTTATAATGCTTTATTTAATGCATGTATGATTGAAGCTAATTATTTTATAAAAGATTTTCAAGTCGTTCAATCATGGGAAGCTAAATATAAAAATTCTATAGATGCTCTTCGTAATCAAGCAAGACGTACTAGACAAGACGACATGCAATCAGCTAATAGTCCTACAGGTGGACCTAATCCAGTTATACAAGGAGCTAACTAATGCCTAAACGATCAGCAAGACAATACTATAATGAATTATCTGATTTAGTATTTTCAGAAAAAGGAAGCTCAAAAAGAGCAGATAAATTATTTAGTATTTTAGATGGACTAGGTTATTCTTCTGATACTATAATGAATGCAATAGATTCAGGTAATAAACTTCCTGGTAAAGAAAAATTTAAAAAAGGTGGTTACATTAAACGTCAATCAGGTGGACAAATAGGTAAACCTAGAGGATGGGGAGCTGCTAGATATGGCATTAACTAGAGCTAAGATAATGCAACAAATACTTAAACCAAATACTAAAAAGAAAAAAAAGAAAAAAACTAAAGGGAGAAAAAAATGAGTAAAGATTTTATTACTGGAGGACAAGGTAGATTTCCATCTAGTTTAGAACCT